CCACTAAACTTTTTACCCCTAATGCTTGAAAAGGCATAGCAAAAAATATAGGTTCTCCTCCGTTAGGTTAATTTATAAAATGTCTTTAAGTAGTTTTTGTCTCATTTTTCTTTCCGGTCGGTGTAATATGATTATGTGAATAAGTATTTAAAAAGACATTTCAAATACTTAATTATGAGTTTCGAAACCAAAGTACAACAATGGGTTCAAATAGATAATCAATTGAAACAATTGAATGAACAAACCAAACAATTGAGAGAACAAAGAAATTCTCTCGAAACGTCGCTAACAACTTATGCAAAAAATAATAATATGGCACAATCCACTATCCAAATAAACAATGACAAACTTAAATTCACAGAAACAAGGGTGCCAGAACCATTGACGTTTAAATATTTAGAAAAATCACTCGGAGAGATCATCAAGGATGAAACCAAAGTGAAAATGATTATGGAACACCTGAAACAAAAGCGTGCAATTAAAACTGTTCCGGAAATCAAACGCTTTTCTTGAAAAGTGAATAAGTTTTCTTTTTCAAATTTAAATATGTATACTTTATATGAGTGATTTACATTATATAGGAGCAGATGAATTGGTATTTAATAGCAATGAAAAAGAAGGGATTTATTCAGGAGGATTTAATGTAAAGTCCATCATGATGAAAGCAGGAATGTCGCCTATTATGACTATCAATCAAGAACAATTCGGCGGAACTGGAGAGAAAGTGTCTGACCTCTTTCAACATTTAGTGGTTCCTAATTGGGCACTATCATATAACAATCGCATTGTTGGTGGCAAATATAAAGATCACGATACTGATAGTGACGACGATGATGATGTAATTGATGATGACTTACACGAAACATTATTAAATCTGGTTAAAGAACACGACGGTAAAACCAAACTATTTAAAAAGAAGACGACACGACGAAATAAAGCCAGTAAATCAACCAGAACCAAACGTGCCAAATAAATTTCGCATTTTCGATATTTCGGATTTTCGAGAGGAGAATTGTTGTGTATTGCATTATATATAAATATCAAATCTATATATAATGATTTATAGAGTATGTGACCATTATAATGATGAAGATTTATCTAATATAAGCGACATATGTTTTGTCTGCTATGAATTTGATACAACTTTAGAAATCAGACCTATGAAATTAAGTCAATGCTTACAGTCGAAAACATGCACTTGCGACGGATTCATCCACCAAAAATGTTTTCAACAATGGAATAATGCACATAAGAAATGTCCTATCTGTAGAACCATAGTCATACAATATGACTATCATAATCATGAATCAATCTTTTCCATGCATACGGTATATATTATCTTTCAGTATGGAAAACGAATGGCGTATGCTATTATGAAGACAATGATTTATTGTGTATTATTATATTCGTATATTGAATTTTATATCGCCATATCGACCAAAAAACATTTATTGCATACACCACATTCCACTTATTCAAATCAAAGTTTATTCTAGAACAGTATTTTCCACTAAAAAAGATTGAATATTTCTCTCTACATCAAGCGGCAAATATTTGATTGGATTTTTTCTTGCAACTCTTGATGCATTCATTAGATCGGTAAACACTTTTATTGTGCAAAAAACATAATATGCATCAACATATGACGCCGCTGTGTGATATGATTCAAATTCAATTGGATCCATACTATAATCAACTAAAGTTCTAAACACACATTTATAACCACCACATGTTTCAACTTCATCGTCAAAGATATGTAATATTCCAAATCTATTGTTATCATTAAATTCATAATACTCTCTATCAGAATAACCTTCATCTTCTTTCAATATTTTTTTGCCTTTGAATGTATATCTACCATTATATCTTGGTGCAAATTCAGTGGCAACAATATCACCATGATATATATCCGGTCCTCCTTGGTCATGAAATTCAATTAAATATGTTTCGTTCACAACAAACTGATCTGCGTCTGTGATAAAAGATGTTTCACCTCCTCTTAATTTTTTTTTGTTTAAGAGTTTGTTTTTTATTTTAGAGTTTCTCTTCGTTTTTGTTTTTGAATTTGCCTTCTTTCGCCTTTTTATAGATTTTTGACACTTTTTCATTATAAGATACATATATTATAATTTATCTTATTATAATTCTCCCCAAGAATTATGATTAAAAGGAGAGACCAATATTTGGTCTAAATGACCTTTCATTTGATCCACTTTTTGTTGAAAGGCAATATCTTCCGCTGATTCTGGATATGGTGATGCCTTTTTCATTAATTCTTCTTCTTCACTCGTTATTTTCGGTTTGTTCCCATAACAATTTACTCCAAACTTGACATTTGGATTGGCAATATATCCTCCATTGATTCCTGGTCTCCCACAATCATTTTCATGACCTTTTGTCGATTGTAATGTATCATATGTTTTTTGTTGGGTTGGAAATAATGCTAATTGGTTGGCAGACCATCCATAATTACACCATTCCGCGCCATTATTATACGCCTTTTCAATTTGGTCATAGGTTGCTAATTTAGCACCATATGCGGCACATAATGCCTTTGCATTATCATAAGAATAATAATTGCCAGGAATATTGAATACTTGTTTCTTAAACTTGATTTCAGGGACAGGAGAAGGTTGGTAAGCACTTTGATCCACTACAATATCAACGGTTGTTTTCGGTGTAAACAGTCCCTGGATATAAGCAGTCACATTCACACTAAAAAAGTATTGTATTGCATTAATCATTATAAGAACGACTAAAATGACCGCCATGATTATGCCAAATATTCCGCCGCTGGAAGAACTTGATCCCATGCTCATTCCCATTCCTGATCCACTTCCTAAAGAAGATGAAAATACATAATAACAAACAATGATTAATATGATAATAATAAATACCATTGGATTCATCAAATAAACGTTCATATAATTATACATATTGACTGGATCCGTTGTGGTTGATGTATTCACTGCTTCCATTCTATTATATATATAAATAGTTAAAATTTCTTTTTTCGATAAAATAATACATACGCTTTCGGCGAAACAATCGAATCAATAGATTGCACTTCTGTAACCGATGTGTCATTGCAATGGTACCATTTTCCATTTGCATTTTTGATAAAGGATGTATAATGTCCCCCTAATAATCCTCCGCTATGATTGCATACGCCATATAATTCATATTTAAAATGCTGTTTGTTATATCCGATTACATAAGGCGATAAATCTAAATCGTCCATTGGAAAATGAACTTGGTTCTGGTTTTTTTTCAGTCCACCATTGAACCGTTTCAAATCGATCACTAAAATGGTGGGAAAAGACCAAAACATGATTTTTTTACAGATGTCTACAGGAGTATCTATTGAATCATGTTGAAATTGTTCAATGGTTTCTCCTTTCACATAACAGTCAAAACAATCAATCAATGACGGAGATTTATGTTCAGGCGGAATGGGTAAGTTTATAATGAAAAAAGGTTCCGGTTGAATAGAGAGAACCGAGTTATCGGATTTCTTTGAAATCTCTGAAACGTGCACCCCATAAAACAAATTCCATATTTCAGAATAGTCTTTGGAATAATATTGTTTGATCATCTCGAAACATTTGACTGCTAACTGGTCCATTTCATTTTGCGGCGAACCAGATATATGGATATTAATTTCTCTCGAGAGAGCGTTATGAAAACAGTCTATCAAAAACAATAAAAACTCAGATGCATCATTCTGTTCAAATCCAGTGAATAATTCTCGTTTTTTAATATGTGCCACTTTATGCAGTGTTTGGATGAATTTATTGGGCGAAACAACACAATTTTCTCTCCATAATAGGTCTCTTAATGAATCCCATTCTATCAACATTGCAGAGTCACATATGTTATTGAGTTTGGGTTGATAGGTTTTCGTTTGTAAGAATTCGTTTAATTCATAGGTATGTGAGAGAACTTGAAGGGTCGCATTGATGAAACACGTATTTCCCAAATTTGCCAATCCACTTAATCCTTTATGTTCGTATTTTTGTATATTCATGAATTAATTATTCATACGGATTTTATATTTAAACAGATATTATAATATATATTATAAATAATGGACTATGAAAGTGAAGGTAATAGTGATGTTCTGATCAGTATGTTAACAACTATGTATCATGATAATGTTCGAACGTTACACTCTTTAACAGATACCATTCAACAATTGACTGCTTCGAATAACCAAATTCGATCCATTTTAACTCAATATATTCGTGGCAATAGAACAAATAGAGCGCAACGTCGTGATATTAGACTTTCGCAAGATAGAGATAGAGAAAGAGATAGAGATAGAGAATCCAGATATATGAATCGAACTTTTTCAAATACTTTATTGCATTCACAAACCCCATTAATCGAATTCACCATTCCAACCCATAATACTTCCTATATCAATGAATTACTGAATTCACTTATGCGATCATCTGCATTTGTGGAACCTATTGAAATGTATCCCAGTCAAGCAGAAATAGAAACCGCAACAAGACGTGTTAGATATAGTGATATTGCCAGACCTATTAATACACAATGTCCCATCTCTCTGGAAGATTTTCATGATAATGATATTGTTATGGTGATTCGACAATGTGGTCACACCTTTTATCCAGATAATTTAATGAATTGGTTTCGAACCAATTGCAGATGTCCAGTTTGTCGGTATGATATTCGCAATTATCGAACTCCAACAAATGCCAATCCAAATGCCAATCCATCGATTGGAACAAGACCCAACCAACCCATTAGTAGAATGAACAGCGTGGATCATGATAATAATCATAGAACAGTCGATGCTTCTGGCAATTCTATTGGTGCAGAAGATATAATGTTTGCAAGCGAGTTATTAACACCTTTACTTAGAAGAATGTAATCGATAATAAAAAAAATGATGAACAGAAAAAACAATATATGTATAAAAGATATAAAGATATTGCTTGTATATAAATGTAACGACATGCATCCAGAAATTTCTCATAATGATGATATGATAAGCATGAATGAAGAAGATGTTAGACGAGAACAAAATGATATTGAATTACGCAAAGTCAAAAACGACCATATAGAGAATATGTATACTTTTTTTATGAATATGTATATCTTCTTCATAAAATGGATATCCACCTTTTTGAAATGTTCCAGCATTTATGTATTGTGGATTTGTTTGCATTATTTTTCGGCACATTTGTATGTATCTTTTTGTGTCCCTAATACAATGGTTGGATTTTTCATGTCGCCCTTTATGATATCCACTCCGCATTGTCAAGGACTCAGATGGATCGTATATAACGCAGCAAGCATTGTTGATAATATGTGGTTATTAGTTGGAACTTGGTTATATTCGTTATTTTGGGTATTGGAGAATAAGTAAATGATCTTTGAATAAAAAAATGAATTAACGTCTTCTTGATTTTTTGCCTCCCCAAAATTTATACCATGGTTTCGAACTTGTGGTTTGGGTTGGATTCATGGTCTCCTTAATTTTGGCAACATTAGTTTCATCTCCATAATATCCATCTATATCTTGTTTATATTGAACGAATGTATCAAAGTTCGATTTAAGTTGTTTGCAATAAGGGGAAGAATTCTTCATTCCAAATTTTTTAGGACAACATTTTTGATAATTTGCATGCATTTTTTGCACTGGATCTTGACCATCTCCCATGTCTTTGGATAAGGAAGATAAATTATTAACGTCACAATCTGGCGAGGAAGGGTTGGATGATTTCAAAAAAGAAAGAAATCCACCTCTTAAATGTCTTCTGGTTTTAGAAGGCTTTTTATGGTGGTTTTTTTTGGAATGCTTATTAGAATGCTTTTTATGAATGCGTCTTCTGGATTTCATATATTATGATAATATTATATATTTCAGATATATTGACATTATTTTTTGGCAAAGAATTTTGTTACACTTTGAACGCCTTCCTTTTCATTATTGGTCTCTCTTAAATATTCGTCAAATAATAACATTTTGATTTCCTTACATTTCATTTTCTCCACTTTATCACTAAATTGTTCTTTAACTTCTTCTTCTGAGTCACATTTAGTTATCAATTCATTTCTCAGTTTATTCACTTCTTTTTGGAATTTCAATATTTTTACATGTTTGTTTTGAATCGTCCAGATTTTTTCAATGACTAATGCAAATAATTGCTGCACCGGTTTCATAATTTGATTCGTGATATAAAAGGAATAATCCAGTTTGAGTTTATTCTCTTGAATATATGTCGGTGTCTCTATTTTATTTCCTTGCAATACTTTTTTGCCAGGAACGCAAATATAAGCAAATGGAATTCTATCGCCAGGACATGGTTTGTTTCCTGGATCTCTCGCAGTAATTCGATCCGCGAGCACTTTATGAGCAATCGATTTAGGATTTTTATAACCTGAACGCAATGATTTAGTAATCACTAATTTTTCAATAGGATACTTTTCATCGACAATGTTTTGCAAGCAGGACCGCAAGAATTGGATGGCGTCTTGAAGATTTTGAGTTTTCATCAAGATGTCAATGATGCCACCGTAAATATCTTTGACAATAGGAGCATTATCACGTCGTTTCAATACAATACCCATTTCTTTACGCTTACATTTAGTTGGATCAGTTTCATATAACATACCAACATATCGTTTTTTGGATAATAAACAGAATGGCATGAATGTTTTCTCGTATTCAAAATCGTGTGGCGACTTTAAAAACTTGGCAGCAATTTCACCCACTTCTTGTGCCAATTCAATCGTGATTTCCAATGCGTCTTTTCCACGAATAGGATTACCGTTTAAATCCTTTAAATTAAAGGTATAAAATACTGAATCCGTATTATGAACAATTACATTTCCAACGCCTGCTGCAAAATGATGATTTTCAGTTGTTAAATCATAAACATATCCAGAATATTCAATTTCTGTCTTCTTTATAACACAAGTCTGACTTCCATATCTTTTTAATCCAACATGAACTCTAATGGATAAATCATGATCTGTCGCAATATAATAATCACTATATTTAATGTGATTTAAATAATTTACATACTGAGATGCTTCTAACATATTATTAAAATGCATGCTATACAATTCTTTACCAGGGTTTAAATGATTGAGCGACAATTCACGCAATTTATTATGCAACAATTCACAACCAATAGTTACTTCATTTGGTTTTATTTCGGTTCCATCACTTTTAACAAGAGAATGATCATCTGTTACATCAACTAATCCAGTATGAGTTAATATTCTCATCATTTTTTTATGTGATGCTAATTCATGTCGAATAACACGATATAATTTTGTCCATCCATTTTCAGTCCACGTTTCAATATTAGTCAATTCACAAAATTCTTTATCTTGTTTGCCTGGTTCTGAACATTTTATCCAATGATTATTTCCATATTTATTTGCAAGTTCATCAATTGTAATGATTTCAATAACATTATCACATTTAATATAGATAGGTGTATAATTTGCAACACTGTCTCCATATATGTATTCAGCATTTGTCAATACTAATCCATGATTTTTGGTTTCACATATTTTATTCTTGTAACATTCTTCCACTATTCGTTTTCCATAAGTGAGTAGTTTACGTCCCATAGCAGTAGTACATGCAGCAATATCCTTTTCATAAAAGGAACTCGTTTTTGCACCACAACCACCGTAAATTGAGTTGGCGGATACCTTACAACCTAATTGTCTCTGCTCTAACACGCCCCACATGAAATCCTCTTTATCCACCTTTTTTTGAGTGGTTCTGGTATCTTTTCTTGCTTTCAACAATTTTTTCAGAACAGATGGAATAATCGCAGATTCACCGTTTGGAAATTGAACGAATCGACATATTTTTCGACCGCATTTGATTTTTTGTGAGGATGCTTTCGGATGTTTCTTAAAATAACGGTAAGTATCATATTCAATGGTAACATATTCAAACTCTGGTAAATTGTCATAGATGTAGTTACCCTCTGCATCTTTTTCTCCCCAATCTTCAATGAGATTTCCTGCTAAATCGTATTCTTTGGTCCAAACCTTACTATCGTGTGACAGATTTTCACTAATCATCGAACTTGGATATAATGACGCATAATCATTACATGCAACCGGATTATCTGTATATAAATCACATTTTGGATCTAATACATCTGCGCCTTCATAACCTTCATCTGCATCTCCTTTTTCGATAACAGGAATAAGGGTTTTCACTTTACGACATTCACACGAGATCAAACTTAATAATTTAATTCCTTGACCGCGCATTACCAGATAACTGATCGGCACACTACAAATTTTCGCCATTTCAATATATCCAGTTAATATGTCGGATTTGTTGAATAGATAATGAACCAGGTTACAATCCTGAATACAATATTTTGCGACAATGGCTCTATCATCCGCACTTCCATTCGATAGTCTGAAAATGTCTTTAGGGGTTACATCATCCTTTGCTAAACACCAACGTATTTTTTTAGACATATCTGGATATACGAGACCTTGAATAGTAAAGGTGCTATTCAGTTTATCGACATGGGAAACCATAAATTTAGCACCATCGAGGTAATAATCGACTGAATGACCGATTTCTTCAATATGAATATAATTCCCAGGAAGAAGACCTGTCATATTACTGGTTTGAATAATGCTTTGATTAGTATCCGTGTCATGCTGAATATGTTTGATGAAATCGCCGATAAAGTAACCACCTACATAATCCAATTTATAACTGGATAAGTTCTCGCCTCTTCTATAGAAATTATATAAATCGATTTGCACAATTCCGTTCATTTTGATAAGTCGTAAATCATGCTGACCACTTGCAATTTGAATACTGCTTTCTTCAATCTTCCATTTACCTGTATCTCTGTCTCTTGTTCCACAAATCTCATCGATGTTCTTGGATAACTTTAAGAATTCTTCCACGCAATCCGTTTCTTCTGCACGTCGAAACATGAATTCATAATCAAATCCAAATATATTATATCCAATAATGATGTCAGGTTTTTCTCGTTGCACTAATTTTTGCCAAGCGAGTAATACATCGCGTTCAGTAGTGTAAGATTCAATGACTGTATTTTCCAAAGATGGAGTTGTACATGTATTCAAGGCAATACAATGATTAAAATAGGGGTCTTTATCTCCATATTTCATAAAGGTAGAACCAATAAAGGTTACTTTATCACCTTCTAATTTTGGAAAGATGGAATTTAAGGTAAGATTGAGTTCTGCTAATTTTCCGTCGCGTTCATATTTTTTATCCAATAAAATATCGACAATGGTTGCCTTTTTATCTGAATATTCTTTCACATTGGATTTCGAGGCATTATAATATTTCGAAACCTCCTCACATGAAACCGGATTATCATTATCACTATCACTATCATTATCACTATCGTCATTATTACTCTTTTTCTCAAATTCTTTCGCCATTTTTTCAAACACGGATTCTAACGAACTCGCTTCATTGAATTCAGACGTTTTTTGAATACTTCTAACCCTACATTCTAACCAATTTTTACATAATGACAAAACGTGTTCCTTAGAGTCTGGTCGTTTTTTTGGATACACTAAATCAATATTAGGAACATTGTCGTAACCAAACGCAGTCAATATAATACGTGTTAGTTCGCGCGCAATGGATGTTTTATCAAACTGTTCAATGCCAACATCTTCAAAATATTCCACAATATTCGTCGCCAGTTTTTTATATGTTTTGATTGGAATGGGAAAGTCCCCATGACTACTACTTGCCTCAATATCAAAACTCATAATCTTATAAGGAACTCTCGTCTCCTTATCATTTAATGGAATAATATTTTTATAATCAGTTATTAAATCATAATCACAATTTACCATTTTCAATTCATGTTTTCTCTCAATGACCCTTTTCTTGGGAATGGCGATCCAACCAGAGGGACTGATGTCTTTGATATGAAATGATCGGAGTAAAGGTGGAATATTTGATTCGTATAATTTTATATTTGTGTTGAAGAAGACATATCCATCCTTCAATAATTGGTGTCCAGATTGGTAATCGCTATACCAGAAATTCTTTGCTTTATTGAATGCTCCCATATTGGCAAATTCGATGAAGATATATTTATGTTCCTTTTTATTATCAAATCCATATAATTTTTTTCTTCGAATGATTTTCGAATCGGTAATAGAATCACGATAATAATTTCCCATTTTTTCTCGCAGATGAGCAATGAAATGTTCTTTCATGCCAATCGTCCATGTATCATTCACCATAACATAAAAGAACGGTTTATATCCTTCGACTTTCAAGGAATAATTTTTACCGCGTTCATCTATGCCAAACATTTGAATAATAAAGGTGTTTTTATCGACAAATTTGTTTTCTTCTTCATTTTCCTTCAACGGATCTATTTCGTTGTAAGCATTAAAGTCAGTAAGTCTAAAAACGTGTTCCATTTTATAGTATAAGTGACTTCTGTTTATTTTGTTTTCCAACAATCAATTTTTCTTTATATGATACCTCATCCATAATATATATGAAAACAACTTAAAGACGCCATATATATTTAACGAAAACAACTTAAAGACGCGATTTACGATTTCGTCCATATTTGCAATATTGTCGTTGAGAAAATCCTTTGGGTCTGCGGCAATTTATACTTCGCTTATATTTGTTGGACCACTTTCTACGTCTTCTTGTTTTTCTTCCTCCCAATTTATTATTATCCATTTTGGTTTTATTCGAGTTAGAAGAGTCTGAAGTGGTGATATTTTTCTCTCCAGTTTTGGATTGAATCCATTCCACAAAAGAATCAATCGTTCTATCCTTGGTAGAAATATCGGAATCTTCGTAATTCTCATTCACGTCCTTGGTGATATATCTCATGGTTGGAAACCCATTGGGTTCGCTTCCTATATGTTTGAGTTTTCCAGATAAATCTTTATCAATCGCCAATATCATGATATCTGGTCTATTCAAAAACGAGTCCGAGAGAACATTTTTCAGTTTAGACCATTCCGGACGTGTTGCATTACATGGTCCGCATCCTTCCATATAGAATAAGACAAAATTATGAGTTTTATCGCCTGATAAATATTTGTTTGCCTTTTCAATGGCACTTGACGCATTTTTTGGATTGATTTCAAGATAGACCATTATATAAATTATATAGAAAATAATATCATAATTTATATATAATGACGCTAACCATGTTATTAGCAATAATTGTATTTATGATTGGTATCTATTTTTACGCCAGATGTTATGATCCTTCATATGCAGAAGGATTTACCAATCCCAATTCAAAACCAAGATGTCCCAACCTATTAATCCAAAAAGGATCCAAATTTTATCTCTATAATTCTAAACTGGCACAAGTCCCTGGCGTCAATCCAATTGAATTTGATAATTTAGAAGATTATACCGAATTTTTAGATTGGCAGCGCAGTCAAGGCATTAGATGTCCTGTATTATATTTACAATCCAGTTATGATGCACAAGGAAATCGTGTCTATAAAGCAAGACCCAGTGTCTCTGAACCACAGGCAGGACTTCCACCTTCTGCCGCAGCACCTATTGGTATTGCATCTCAACAAAATCCTATTTTAGAATCTTCTTTAGGAAATCCACACGCTTTAGCATATCCTGATCCGACATTGTTAGTAGACGCAACTCGTAATGATCCACCTTATAATAAAGGATCATATCCTGCATATGACCAAACGTCTTATTACGTTGGAAAAACAACGCCGCTCGATATGATGGATGTTGAACAGGAAAATGCACAAATCAGTCCGAATCCAATGGATCCTAATTGGGGCGGATCTGCCTATACTCAGAGTTTAATTGATAAGGGATATTATAAACAAAACGAAGTGAAAATCGCGATCAATGATTAGATTGATATAAATATTTGGATTTAAATACTTATTTATAAAATTGTGACAATAGATGAAGATGAAGATGACGATGATGATATTAGAACAATCATTCTTTACACTAAACCTACTTATTTTTATAACAAAAAACTATTTCAAGAATTAACTGGTCCTGATGGTGGGTTTACTTCCACTTGGAAATGTAGTTGTTCTGTCAGAGAAGTCATTGATAAATAGATACATCCATTAAAAGTCTTCTTCGTCGCTATAACCTTCACCATAATCGCTATCATAATTCATTTTTTTTACAGGCAATGGTTTGGTTGAAGCAACAGTAGGTGGTCGAATAAAACTCTTTATATTATTTTTTTATTGACTATCAATAAATTTCATTACCGAATTCAACGCAACCTTTGCTTGCTGTAATTTCGCGAGTGATTCTACCGTATCGATCGGTTTAGATTGATCAAACGTCAATGTCGCCTTTAGCATCAAATTATCAATTAAGTCATCCATATTCAAAATAACCGTTTCATAATCAGAACGATATTTACTAATTAAAAAAGTATCTTGTAATTTAATAGTAGATGCTTTTAAGGCTGCTCCATAAGATGCGGCGTTTCCAGCAACGCCATTTGAAGGTGCACTTACCGCAACTGAATTGCCAGAGGCATCAGTCATGCCTTCGATCAACATCGGATTATAATGAAAATTTCTAAATACTATATAGATTGCAAGACAAATGGCCAAAAATAAAAATAAATTATAAAATTCTTTCATATATTATATTTTTATTTTTTCAAGAGAAATTTGACAATATTCGCAATGGATGTTTTATTGATTTTTCGAACTTGTCCCTTTGCATTTGTATAAGAAAAATCTTTTATTGTCTCATTATTAACTTCTAGTTCCTTAATCAATTGTGGAATACTTTTATATTGTTCCATGATTGCAATCGCCGTTACAGAACTGATTCCAGGTATTTGACTGAGCATAATCTCTCCAATATTATCTGGCGTGATATTCTCTTTCTTCACCTTCTTCACTACATTAATGTAATCCTTTTCTGTAACCTGAACATCTTCTACACATCTATTTTCATCTATTGGAAGAATAGTTGCTACTTCACCAGACTCGTTAATTGGCATTTCTATTGGTGCCTTATTCACATAATATGGTTTCTTTAATTGTTCTTTCATTTCTTTTTCTATTTTATACGCCATGTTACATATAATAGTAGCACTCTCTTCCATATTGAAACTTCGAAATACAGAAAATCCTTTGAAATAATTGAGAGAGAACATGGCAGAGTATAATGTAAGTTTTTCAGATGGATTGGTCTTTTTATATGAAGTGGACTTATTCACGTCGCCTTCAATCAAGTAAATGATATTATGGTTATGATGATCTAATCCATTCAATCTATATGATTGTTCTTCATAACGACCATCTTTAATGCTGGATGCTAAATCGTTAATGGATTTTCTCTCGATAATCAATTTCTCTTCGATTCCATCAGTGATGATAATATCGCCGATCGGTAATGTCTCTGTTTTCACAGAAAGGGATTGAAACGATGGAATGACTGAAATAAGGATAAGCATTTGCTGATAAAGTGCCGTCTCTCTAATATCCACCTTAATAATCATTTAATAAATAATATAGTATTATCTTATTAAATCGTTTTCGTAATATAAATAAATCTTTTACACCTTTGGACATTTAAAACGCCGATTTTTATTATAGTAATTTAATTATTTAATTTGTCAATTGTAAAAACAATATCGTCATAACGATTTTTGTTTTGTCTTAAATCATATACTTTGATAAATTGTTTTAAATTTTCCGGAACTGTATTTTTGAGTATATCAATCCAATCCCACGACTGAACATCTTCAATTATTAGTATTCCATCGTCAGTCATTATTTGCGAATATAATTTTATAAATTGTTTCATACTTTCTAAAGTATGAGGTCCATCATCTAACATAAAATCGCACTTTATATTTTTATTTAAGAAATGAGTAATAAAAAAATCATTATTGTATGCGTCAGTGGATGTATGTAATATAATTTTATCATTATTTTTTATACCTTCCCAAACATTATCAATATTCATTATATCTAATCCATAAACATTCGCATTTGTAAAAAAATCACTCCATAATTTTATGCTTCCGCCATGAAATATTCCTACTTCTAATATATTTTTAGCGGTTGCCTTTTTTTGATATCAATAATTTTTGATATAGTGGTAAATAAGAATGCGTTGTATTTTTGTCGCTTTTCGTATTATCAACTATTTCTTCTAAACTCATATTATATATAATAATATATAATAAAAATCGGCGTTTTAAATGTCCAAAGGTGTAAAAAAAAATACATGTATCCAAATATTTAACCCATATTGCCGCCAATAGTTGCGCGATATCCGTATTTTTGGGTTTGGATTGTTGTATTAGGAATACAGAATCTTGGAAGAGTTTGTGGTGCACCAACTAAATTAACATTACTTGATAAATACCAACCTACACGTGGTGCAATTCCTGCCTTCTTCGGACCTCCACAAGTATTAGTTCTATTTACGAGTGAAGCACTGTTTCTGCTCATTTTACTGCCAGATAAATACACCATTGATTATAAATTAACACAATATTTTATTTTTTTTATATTAAAATTAATCTAAATATTTCCAAATAAATCCTCCTGCTGTTTTTCTGATATTTTTAATTGCTCCCCAAATATTATTTTTATGTATTCCTATATTTCTTGCTGCTTCTGCTATACATTTGTGTATTTTAATTAAATTCATATTTAAATCATATTGTCCTACACTTCTTCCTCTATTTTCATTAATACTTATTATTTCTGTAAAATCAATATTTGTGTCATCACTATATCTCCATATATATCCACCTGCGGTTTTTCTGTTTTTTATTAAAACACCACGAATATTTCCTTTTGATACATTAATTTCTTTTGCTGCTAAAACAATTGAATCATATTCTTTGATAAAATTCCAATTTAAATCATATTGTTTCACTTTTCTGGTAAAATTATTTCCTAAACCTATTTCAAATTTATGTTTTTGATTTTCACTATTGCTACACCACTCTAAATTGTCAACTGTATTATTCAATTTATTACCATCTTTATGATTAACTTGTTCCTTATTTTCTGGATTTTCCAAAAAAGTATATGCTACCAATCTATGTAATGCAATAGTTTTATTACAAATATATACTCTAACATATCCATTTTCATTTGGTTTATAATTGTCCGTAATTTGTCCATAACTATTCTTAAATCTTCCTAAATTAGATACAAAATATTTTTTATCCATTACAACATTTTCGCTAAAAATTTTTTTATAATCTATTTCTCTCCACTCTTCATTTTCAATACTTTTATCAACGCATTTCCATTTAAAACCATATGCTTTGCCAGACAATCCATTTACACAATTTCCAATTGCATTTCTGCCATTGTGTGAAGTGGATGTCAATTTATTTTCAAATGCCCATTGTCCAGCATCTTCGATAGAATTGTAATTTTCCAATATTTCATCATTCACATTTAATCGTATAACCTGTTTATTTTTATTTGAGTTATAAACTAACCATATTGATTTATGTTGGTTATTTTCTTTACGTGTCATCCAAGTTAAATTTGACACATTATTATTCAGTTTGTTTTTATCTTCATGATTAACATCTGATTTATTTTCAGGATTAGGAATAAATGCTGACGCAACTAATCTATGAACTTTAAATAATTTCTTCCCATTTTCACTAGTTAAACTTACATGATGGTATCCCCCTTTTACATTTAACTTCAATAACTTATTCGTTTTATTATTTTTCACATTTCCAGCATTACTGACACTATAATTTGGAAACTCTTGTATGTCACGCCACTCTTCCATACTTATTATATACCATACTTCTTTATATCATTTTCATTTATTTTATTCAATAATTATTTAAAGACAATTGAAAATAATATATAGTAAGATGTCAGAAATCAAGCAAGAAAGAGACGACGATTTGATAAAAACAGAAGACGGATTGGTATTTAACCCATACAATCCATTAAATGTTAAGATTACATTGAGCGAAGTTCAATCTATTCTTTCCAAATATGGTGTGCCTCCAATAGTTCGTAATGTTGAATTATATAGACGTGCATTTGTCCATCGTTCGTATACCAAGAGACCACATTATGAAAACGCGGAACAAAATATCACCATTGTTCCTAAACCAGAGGACTGTTTACCGTTAAGTAGTAAATCCAATGAGCGACTTGAATTTTTGGGAGATGGCGTCTTAGAATGTGTGACCAAGTTGTATTTATATAAACGATTTCCAAAGGAAAATGAAGGATTCATGACAGAAAAAAAAATCGCAATCGTGAAAAACGAAGCCATTGGAAAAATCGCATTAGAAATGGGATTACATAAATGGTTGATTCTCTCGAAACATGCTGAAGAAAAGAAAATCCGCACCAATCTAAAGAAATTGGGATGTTTGTTTGAAGCATTCATTGGTGCCTTGTTTTTGAATTTTGAAACGCATAATCCAGAGTCGGAAGATCGATACAATGATGAATGTGAAAGTCCTGGATTCAAAATGGCAAAGAAATTCATTAATCGCGTATTTGAGACGCATATTGACTGGGTAGAACTTATTCAAAATGATGATAATTATAAGAACATTTTACAGGTAAAAATCCAGAAAGAATTTAAGGTAACTCCTTATTATTTGATTATAGAGCATGATCTTGAACTTGGATATAAAATGGGTGTTTATTTATGTCTTGGACAACCTATTTATTATTTGACTCATGCAGATTCAGTGGACATTTCTTATTTTGCGAATTTTAAGTCGATCCATGATTATGTGGCAGAACATGGAAAGGTGCTTATTTATATGGGTGAAGGACAACATAAAATTAGACGTAAGGCGGAACAGATTGCATGTCATGAAGGAATTCAATCTATTCAATTGTTTGATAATGATAATGGACAAAATATGGGTGCAGACAAATAAGGATATTCTTTACAGTACATAATTTGCCATTCGAATGATTTATTTTTCAGTAATTATTGTATCAACTTTTAAGTGAAATACTTAATAATAACAATTCCAGAACCACCGTCTATTCCATTAGCATAACTATTCAAAGTTGCACCAGTTCCACTACCACCTTTACCAGCATTATCTATTGTTGTTCCAGAAGCAACTATATTAGGAACTCCACCATTTCCACCTGCGCCATAAAATTTGGCACCATTTCCATAGTATTACCTATAAAGAATACTTGAAAATTCATTTTTCAGGACGCTTATAAATATTCATATTTTGAAGATAAGTATTTGAACAATAGCAGTATTAAAAACTGTTTTTATTTTTTTGTTATTTAATGTTATTTATTAAATATTATTTGATGTTTTTTTGTTTTATAGGATAGTTTCGAGATATGTAAAAAGGAAAAAATTTATATATCTAAATAGTATAATAAGCGATGAATCCTTTAGAACAATTAAAAAGAAAGTTAATGATAAAACCAACTGTTCAAGATCGAGAAAGAGTCGCTGTTATTATAAAAGGAGAGAATGAAAAGGGTAAACATATAGTGGAAGAAAAAGAAAAAAGCTTTGCTCAATCATTGGAAGAAGGCGTGGTAGATTTAAGCGAGCAAATATCAGAAATCCAAAAAGTGCAAGGTATTTTACCGGTTGAAGTGGATGTGGATAAGGGACAAAAACGACCAGTGATTATCGACAAAACCGAACAAGGATATGATCGAAAAACATTACTTGAAAGATTAGCAAAAGGTAAAAAGTCGGTTGTGACGGTGAAACCTCTTATTGAAAAGCAAAAGCAAATTGAACAACAAATAGAACCTTTAGTTGAAACTGAAGTTATTAAACCGAAAAAGGTGAAAAAACTCAAACTCGTATTAAAGAATGATGAATTAAAACAACAAGAAAAAGATAAAGACTTGGATAAAGACAAAGACTTGGAAAAAGACCTGGAACAAAATATAGAAAATAAAGACTTGGAAAAAGAAAAAGACAAAGAGAAAGACAAAGAGAAAGACAAAGATGTCATCAAAATCAAAATGCCAAAAGAGAAAAAACGAAAAACCGAAAAACCGGAAAAGGGAGTGGCAGTTCTTGGTCCAGAAGTGAATATCGAATTAGGTGACACCGATTTAACCAAACGATTGCCAAAACGTTCTCCTCCCATCAACATAAAAGTAGGCAATTATGTCATGAATAACAGAGAGACTTTTGTGAATTTCATTAATTCATTGTTTGAACCATATAAGAGAGAATTAGAAGAAAACAAAGAAAGCATTTCGTGTGACACCATTGGCAAAACATCCTCCGATTTCTCTCTATTGACTCACCAAAAGATTGTCCGAGATTATATGAACATTTACACGCCTTATAGAGGACTCTTATTATATCATGGTCTCGGATCAGGTAAGACTTGTACCAGTATCGCTATTGCAGAAGGTATGAAAGATTCCAAAAATGTCATTATTATGACTCCAGCATCATTACGTGCCAATTATATCGGCGAACTGAAGAAATGTGGCGATTCTCTCTATAAGAAGAATCAATATTGGGAATGGATATCGACCGAAACCAATCCAGACACACTGAAAACCATTTCTTCGATATTAAACCTTCCTCAAGAATATATCAAGAAACACAACGGCGCTTTTTTCATCAATGCCAAAAAACCATCCAATTTCGATGAATTGAGTGATGCCAATAAACGCGTTCTTGATGAACAATTAAACGAGATGATTAAACATAAATATCAATTTATTAATTATAATGGGTTACGTGAAAAGCGATTACAAGAAATGACCTCTGGATACACGAAAAACATCTTTGATAATAATGTGGTCATTATTGACGAGGCACATAACTTTATCAGTCGCATTGTTAATAAACTAAAAAAGGAAAAATCCATTCCTGAAAATAAACGTGGAGAAAAAGAACGCTTGCCACTAAGTTTATCAACCAAATTATATGATATGCTTTTAAGTGCGAATAATGCAAGAATTGTTTTATTATCTGGAACTCCTGTCATTAACTATCCTAATGAATTTGCCATATTATTTAACATATTAAGAGGATATATCAAAACATGGAAAATGCCATTAGTGGTGAAAACCAATAAAAAGATTGATAGTAAATCATTGCATGAGATGTTACTTGGAGAGAAATCATTGGATTATTTGGATTATTCGCCATCCAGTAAAATGATGACCATTACAAGAAACCCATTTGGATTCAAAAATAAAATCAAGATGGATTCAGGGTATCAAGGCGTCACAAATGTGAAAAAATCCAGTTCAGGCGAAAATGTGATTGACGCTGAATTTAGTTCTGACGACGATTTTGAGAGAAGGATTATAAGTATTTTAAAACGAAATGATATAGACGTTATTCCAGATGGAATTGAAATTAAATATCGAAAGGCATTACCGGATAAGTTTGATGAGTTTATTGCAAGATATGTGAATGAAAATGATCGAACCTTGAAAAATACAGATGCGTTAAAACGTCGTATATTAGGATTGTCGTCTTATTTCAGAAGTGCTCAAGAGAGTTTATTACCAAAATACAATAAGCAATTGGGTGTCGATTATCATATTGTGCGCATTCCAATGAGTGATGTCCAATTCAAAATATATGAAGCAGCACGTCAAGAAGAACGAAAATCCGAAACTGTCAAACCAAAAAATGCAGTTGAAGATGATTATGAAGATAAGTCGTCAACCTATCGTATATTCTCTCGTTTGGCATGCAACTTTGTTATACCAGATCGTCCTTTGCCCATCAAACAAAAAAAGAAGGATAACGAAGACAATGACGAAGATAATAACAAAGACAAAGACAATGAAGATAGTAATATTACCTTTGTCTTGAAACAAGGTAAAAAAATAGAAAAAAAACAAGATCTTGCAGACGAACGTGAAGGTGAAGTGGAAGGCGATGAAGTGTTGAATGAATTGGGTGGAACAACTTATGCAGAGAGATTACAGCATAAATTGAAAGAAATGGAAGAACATTCCGATGACTTTTTCACTCCTGAAGCGTTGCAGTCTTATAGTCCTAAATATTTGCATATCCTGGATAATATTCAAGACCCTGAATATCAAGGATTGCATTTGGTATATAGTCAATTCAGAACGGCAGAAGGCATTGGATTGTTTACGTTGGTCTTGAATAAAAATGGGTTTGCGCAATTCAAAATCAAGAAAAATACATCCGGATTATGGTCTATCAATATTGCAGAAGAAGATAGAGGCAAACCAACATATGCATTATACACAGGAACTGAAACCGTCGAAGAAAAAGAAATTGTTCGAAAGATTTATAATGGTGAATGGGATGATATTCCAGATAGTATTGGCAATGAATTGAAAAAGTCATTCCGAAACAATAATATGGGAGAAGTGATTAAGGTCTTCATGATTACATCGTCTGGTTCTGAAGGCATTAATTTACGTAATACTCGATATGTGCATTTGATGGATCCATATTGGCATCCTGTTCGTTCAGAACAAGTGATTGGTCGTGCTAGACGTATTTGCAGTCATAAAGATTTACCTATTCAGTTTCAAACGGTGGAAGTATTTGTCTATTTGATGACATTTTCAGAAGAACAATTAAAATCAGATGACGCCATTGAATTGAAACGAAAGGATTTAAGTAAGGCAACCCCTAAAGTGCCATTTACAAGCGACCAATATTTGTTTGAAATTTCTGAAATCAAGGCGAATTTGACAAAGCAATTAACTGATGCAATCAAGGAATCTGCATTTGACTGTTACATCTATTCCAACGGTAAATGCGTCAATTTCGGCGATCCAACCATCGATAAATTTTCGTATGTTCCGGATTATGCAGAGCAACAAAATGATAGAACTGTTCAAGCAAACAAACGAGCCATTGAATGGGTTGGAAAAACGATCACTATTCATGGCGTTGAATATGTGTATCGCAGAATGAATGATAAGTTATTGAATATTTATGATAAAAAATCCTACATGTCCGCTTTGGAAGATCCATCGGTCATACCTTTACAAGTTGGAACACTTGAAACCAATATTAAGGGTGAGCGTGTATTTAAAGCATTAGTCGTATAAATCGTTTATTTCATTGAATGAAGATTGCGTATTATTGTATCTATTTTTTCATGAAGACTGGATACACTTCTCTCCAAATCCGCAATTTGATTATGAAAAGTTAATTCATATGTCTTTATAAATTCATGGGTCTTATCTGTCTTTTTCAATTTCGAAAATATATTCACATCTTCATCGTCATTCATATCAGTCGAATGGTCAGTATAAGTGTTTGTTTTATTAGCAAAAGTGTTTGTATTATTAGTAACATTATTAGTAGCATTCGTATTATTATTAAAAGCGTTTGTATCATTATGTATGATTTGATTAACATCATTGAATGACACTATTTTTTTAATGGGATTCAAAGAATCTGGGTTTGAATATGAATCGATTTGTTTATTTGGTTTGAGAGAAGTTTCTTGAGGTTTTAACCAATTATTCACTTCAGACGATGTATTATACACTTGATTGATTTGTTCTATGTCGTAATTTCGTTGAGACTGTATTTCTTTCAACATTTTATCCATTTCTTTAATAGGTCCTTCATTAACGTTAGTATCTTTGAAATCTGGCACCGGTGGAGGTTTGACATTCATGAATTGATCAAAGTTTTCACGACGATCATGTAAATCCTGTTCAAATTTGGATAGTCGTTGTTGTTGGATTTCTTCGAAGGTGATAGATTCTTTAACAGGTTCTTTATAAATAGTGATTTTATTGGGTTGAACGCCGTAGTGTTGCTTAATATGGTTCAAAATAAGCAATACATATTTTTTATTCATATCAACAAGTGATTGCGTCTTTGTCTTTTCTGCTTGATAAAATCCTTGTATATTGTTTAAAAACAGTTGATAGACCGTATTTTGTAAGTCTCTCGATAAAAACCGAAATACTTCTTCGTCGCTGATGACTTCCCATAACATAGAGACGTTTTCTTGTTGGGTAAATTGCATGAAATATATAATAATAGAATGAAGTTTTTATATATTTTTACAACGAATCATTTTCATTAAAGTAAATCTTTCTAAATGTTTCTATATATTCGTCTTTCAGAATATGCGTCTTTATATAGTGTTCCGTCATCTTATTTTCCAACATATGCACAATGAAGTAAATAGAATACATACCACATTCCGTATTTCCGTTTTGGTGTTCTATTCCCTTATTACTATCAAACTTGAATGAAATCGGTCGTTTTAAAGCGAGACCTTGTTTCTGGATTCGTTTCACTAATACCATTACTTCTTTTGGAGCAGGATCACCTGTACTATCAAAGAAGAAGATGATTTTCTTTTTAATATCGATGAACATAGAAATCCAATGCTGTCCAGGTTTATTGTCAGGGTCGGTATTGAAAATAATGCCAATCATCGTCTTCCCTTTTTTCATGAGTTTGTGTAGTTCGAATTTACATAATTCTTCCCAAACACATTCGCCGTATAATTTCCTGGTGTCAAAATTGATCGGTGTGGGTCCCATAAAATCAAAGTGTTTATATGCTTTTTCATATTGTTTCATCACTTTCATAATGTCAACACTGGATAACCATTCATTTGGATTTTTCTTCCATTCAGGTGGTGATTCAGGTGCAAAAGAGTCCGCCAAATCGCTTTCGAGATGTCCGAAGGCACCTTTTTGTTTTAACCAGCACGCTTCATTGCTACATGTATCTTTAAAGTGCTCGCTAAGTTGTGCGTGTATTTCTTTAGGTGAATCAGTGACTATTTTCACATCCGGATGACGTGCATTCCAGTGATCTCTTAAATATAGTAAAGAATCGTTTGTATAGCATGTAAATTCGTTCATTTCGCCTTTGGGTTTCGGACTGCAATTTACCTTTTTTAAATGACTTGAACCATGCTGTTTCCGATATTTCAAGGAAATCTTCTTTTTTCGTTTTTTGGTTTTGTTATAGAGATGTTTCCGAGAGATCGTCTTCATATAATTAACACATATAATTCTTTTTTCCATTTTTTAAATACTTAAAAAAAATTGAAATACTTTTATTGAATGAAATGATAACATAAATTGAACTATTTAAATATAATGATAAAACTAGATTCACAAAACAATTATTTATTAAAAGCTGTTAATTATTCGTGTCCTGATAAAATAAAAAAAATCATAAATAATCCTTTCCAATTAATTAAAATAAATGGTTGTGCTTTTGTTTTCACAGATGGGAAATCTACATTTACCTTATGGAGCAATCACCGTTATCGTGGAAATTTCGAATGTTTTATAACACCTGAAAAAAACAAAAATTATCGCATAACTAAATACCAATTAAATTCAAATAGTATCTATTTATGGATAAAAGTAAAACTATTGCCTTTAAAATTCAGATATTTTCAGTCATGTAGTTGTATAATTACATTGCAAAAATATATATGGTTTATTGAATTTTACAATAAAATTAACGTTAAAAAAAATTTGAATCGTGTTGTATGCATCTCAAAAGTATTTCAAAATGAAAATTTAGTGAGATTTATTAGTGAATTTATGTAATATATTTATTATTATTCAATGTTCATTTTCGGAATTTCGTATTTTCGGAATTTCGGTTAGCACGTTTGTTTGGTGATATCCTTGACTTGACATCTGGTATTGTTGTAAAAGATTCCTGCACCACAAATGTCTGGTGACGGATTTGGATTGAATTCTTGAAACGTCTCATTCTGAAACAATAATTCGTGTGGGTTGGGTTGTGTTTTGGTCTGAAATTTATAGGTATATAAATCAGATCTGGAGGATGGGACATATACAGATTGACTACACTTTTGAAGCGCGTATACTTGATTTCTTAATTCGGATTCCACATTCACATTGGTGGCAAATCCAGACCAAGGTGATTTGGTATTACCTGGATTAAATACTTGTTTAGTGTTATAGGTGGGTTGCTGGATAAGCGGTGCAGTAATATTTTTTCTTGGATCCACAATAGGAAAATAAGAATATTTCGTCATAACCGGTCTTGTATCAATGTATGGTTGTAATGGTTGCGACGGAATGTTTCGACTATAGATTCGTTGATTGGTTTGGGTATGGATGGATGAAACACATTCTTGACTCATTTGATATAATTAGATATTATTTTATTCTTTTATAAACCGATATAAAAACATTTGAATATAGAAATAGATATTCTATTTACAATGTGTGGAATATTTGCTCTTCTAAATGCAACTTCTATGTTTGATACATCGTTTGTTCAAGAACAGTTTCATAAAGGACAGCGCCGTGGTCCAGAATTCTCTAAATTGACTTATATCACCAACAATACCATTTTTGGGTTTCATAGATTGGCGATCAATGGTTTGAATGAGGAATCCAATCAACCGTTCAATATAGATGGTGTTTTCTTGATATGTAATGGAGAGATCTATAATTATAAACAATTATATGAATCCATGAATGTCACACCTAAAACCCATTCGGATTGCGAAGTTATTATTCACTTATATAACAAATATGGCATTGAACAGACTTTACTCATGTTGGATGGCGTTTTTGCCTTTGTATTATATGATACTAACAACAATACATTATATGTCGCGCGTGACCCATTTGGCGTTCGTCCATTATATATATTGAAAAATGGTCTCGATCCAAGTAGTAAATGTATTGGGTTTGCCTCTGAACTCAAATGTCTCTCTGCCTTTCAATCGGAACTAAATAATCAAGGTTATTCTATAAGTCATGTTGCCCCTGGAACCTATTCCAAATATTATTACAATTTAACTCAATTATGGCGTCCATCGCATTTGGATTACAATAAACCTTATATATTACCAAGTATATCTTATTCCTATCCAAAAAATATGTTGAGCAAAAAATATTATCAAACCATTGTTGATTTATTGAATCATGCAATAATAAAACGATGCGAAACCACCGAAAGACCGATTGCCTGTTTATTAAGCGGAGGATTAGATAGTAGTTTAATTGCGGCACTTGTAGCGAATTATGGAAGGACCCATTTGAAAGAACCAATCGAAACATATAGCATTGGATTAGAAGGATCGGAAGACGTGAAATATGCCAAAATCGTTGCTGAATATATCGGTTCCAATCATCATGAAATCATTGTCACGGAAGAAGATATGTTTCATGCCATTCCAGAAGTGATTGAGGCGATTGAAAGTTATGATACCACAACAGTTCGTGCCAGCATTGGCAATTATTTGGTCGGAAAATATATTGCAACCCATTCTCAAGCAAAGGTGATTTTCAATGGCGATGGGTCAGATGAGTTGTTTGGCGGATATTTATATATGAATAAATGTCCAGATGACATTGAATTTGATAAGGAAACGCGACGATTATTAAAAGATATTCATATATTTGATGTATTGAGGTCCGATAAATCGATTTCGTCAAACGGATTGGAACCTCGCACACCCTTTTTGGATAGATCTCTTGTGAATTATGTGTTATCATTACCTGCATCTATTCGAAACCATACAAATAAAAACTGCGCGGAAAAAGAATTGTTGCGACGAGCGTTTGCCGATTATTTTAAGGATGATTTAGGAAGACAAGTACTACCAGATAACATTTTATGGAGAAGAAAAGAGGCATTTAGTGACGGCGTTAGTAGTCAAGGGAGATCATTATTTACTGTATTACAAAACAAAATAAAACAAACTCTTCCAGATCAAGAACATATGGATGTATCTGGCATTGAAATATCTGGCATTGAAATTGAACGTGCTTATTATAAGAAATTATTTGATTCTTTCTATCCACATTGCGCACAAATGGTGCCTTACTTTTGGATGCCAAAATACATTGAAGCAACCGATCCAAGTGCCAGAACATTAAGTATTTATTAATTAAGGGAATTCCTTTATTAACTTTATAATGTGTGTAATGTATATACCATGGATAAATATACATTACATAAATGGCAAGATAAAATATTTACTTTTTTGATCAATATATCCTATCTGTTGATCGTTATTTCTTCTCTCGGATTATCCGAATGGGCACCCAAATATTTATCTGATTTGGATTATTATCTTCGTATTTATATTTGTTTGTTTTTGATGTGGAGATTTCATCCATTTAGAACTCACTATGTCTTTACCGATTTGGATCGAAAAATAGCATTTAGTGCAGGTGCGTTTATTCTGACTACCACTGCATTAAATCAATATGTGGAACAAGTGAAATCCGGTATAATGCATATATTCAAACAATAGGAATTATAATTTAGAGCAACGCGTATTTTATATGACTGTCAAAAGATGTCCAGTAGGTTCTCGCAAAAACAAGAAAGGCGATTGTATTTCCAAAAGCGAAATCAAAAAGAGATGTGGAAAAGGAACGCGAAAAAATAAGAAAGGTGAATGTGTTGCAAAGAGTAGTAGTAATAGTAAAAGAGAGAAAGAAGAATGGAACAGCGAGGTGGAACAAGAGTTTCAGGAAATCTTGAAAGAATTAAGAACTGCCAAATTGAAAAACCATGGACCGTATGGTGATATTCAATTAGATTGTAAATCGTGTTTGAAAAAATTTACTATTAAAGAATTGGAAGATGAAATAGCGTCTCGTAAAAAGGATGCTCAACCTATTAATATGTTGGTTCCCAGAAAAAAAAATCCTAATAAATAATGATATATTGACAAAATTATAATGATTATATTGATTAAGATATTAATAATAAAAAAGTATTTCATTTATTATGTCTTACTGTTTTGTTTTTTTTATGCAATCCTCGATTTTTTGCCGTTTTATTTTTGGTGGGTTTATTGAAAAAGGTCTGTAAATGAGAAATGATATGTTTCCCTAATACTTTATCCACTTCATATTCTTTATCATCTTTCTCTATAACCACATATTTATATAACTGTATATTATCCATCATAATAGCATCGAATTCTTGGTAATCGTCAATCAATCGAATACCCAATTTCGATTTCTTGAATCTCTCTAACATGACATCAAACGGTAAATCATGATAATATGGTTTAATGTTAATATAGTAAATATTATCATTTGACATCTCTGGATAAAAACAGTCATCCATGAAACATATTTCTGCATCTATTGGTATTTTGGTACACTTGATTAAATCGGTATGAGTCTTGTTTTGTGTGGTTCTACAGATTTCAACCCTCTGTCCATTGATTTTGAACGCAGCAATAATTTGGTCTACGATTTTAAAATGAATCTTTCTCTCAAAATAACTGATTATATTACGCGCCCATTCGCGCGGTCCTGTATTGTTTGTATAAATCATCATTTTATGGCAACAATTGTTTTTCTTTTTACTCTTTAAGTAGGTCAATATATTTATGATATTTGGTCGTAAACATTCTGGATATAAATCTAATATATTGCAAAAATCGTCCTCAGATAAACTCGGTTTGTTTTTTACGGATATATAGTGTTTTATGCTATCATACAATATACCAAATTGCGTAAAATAACCGAGTGTTTCATCCAAGTCGAAAACTACGATTTTCATTGTTAATATATATTAAGAAATAACTCTATTCAATCATTAGGTTTTGTTTAACTATATATTTCTATTTACATCATTAGGTTTTATTACAAAGAGAATTATTTTATTTGTATATACTAAATGTCAGGACTGACAATTCATGATTATAAACATATTTTGGATTATTATAATAAACCTATTCCTAAAACAAAACAAATGATCAAAAAACAAGCGGAGGAAATTATCGCCAATAAATTATGCAGATGCATCAAAAAAATCGATCATAAATATAATAAAAAATATGAATCTAGATCTATAGGAGCATGTACAAAGAGTGTTATCAACAGTAAAGGATTTATTCGTGGATCATTCACGTGCAAAAAAAAATCACATCCTCGAATAGCATTATTCAAAAAAACCAAAAAAAATAGAAAACAGTAATGGAAGATTGAAAGTTATAATGGAAGAAAGTAGTTAAAGCAATTTTAAGTGTGAAAATTTATCCTTCAATTCAACCGATGGATAAAATCCAACAACGGTTAATGTATTGGGCGCAATTTGTGTTTTCCCAGAATCTCGAATGAATACGCTTTCTTTCTCCAATGAAAATGCTTCCAATTCTGCTTGAGACGCTTTTAATATTATTTTGGCATGCCCCTTTTTCTTCCAATCCATATATCTTTGATAGGGTTCTCTATTAAAAAACTTATTCTCCATAGCATTTGTATAATAGGTTTGAATAATTTCTTCCGTAATCAATCCCACTACATGTCCTACTTGACCAGCAATCTTTCCTTTTCCCATTTTGACATCATTGTTTACCAATAGATACATATATAATGGTTCATTTGATTCTTGAGATAAAGTGGTATCCATTTATTAATAAAATAAATTTATATTTAAGTTAAAATCATAATGAAATATATCGCTATTTGTTTCAATTATTGTTACGTGATAACAATCTTTTATAATATAACTTAAAGAAATAAATTTATATTAAAATATATGATCCCAGATTGCACATTAGTTACAGGGTGTTTTGATTTAACTGCTTATAATAACAAGGGTAGAAGTGTACATGATTCTATTCAAAATATGAAATCTTTGTTAGAAGTTCCATGTTACCTAGTTATATATGGTAATTCTCCTATCATTGAAGCAATAAAACAAATAAGAGGCGAATATCAAATGAATCATATCACTCTATATATAGAATGCAACCCAGAAGATCTGGATTCCTTTCAGTATGTGGATAAGGTCAAATCAAATCGAATATTATATCATCCTACTAAAGATGAGAGAACTTGTGCAGAAAGTCATTTAATCACATGTAGTAAATTTGAATTGGTATTAAAAACCATTCGTTCCAATCCATTTTGCACCACCAAATTTGGATGGATAGATTCCAATATCGGCGTCCAGTTTTCAAAAATAGCGGTCCATTATAAGAAGAATATGCTATTGAAAATATTGAATACATGTTCATCTGATAAATTTCACATTCAGATTTTAAACGTCAATCCAAAAAAATATATTCACGAAGAACATTGGAGAGAATATTATGAATCCTATAGATGGGTTGTTTGCGGATGTCTGTTTATCACCGGAAAAGACATAGGAATCCAAATATTGGAGGATTTAAATAATGTATTTAGAAAACACACTGAATGTGGTTACGGACATGCTGAAGAAATGTTTTATCTGGAAATATTGGATAAATATTATGATCAAATAGAGAGATCATATGGTGATTATAAACATATATTAAACAACTTTTGCGGTATGACCGAAGGTCTGGATTATATTCGATATATCGCGAATAGATATATGACCATGGGATATTATAAAGAATGTATTGATTGTTGTAGTAAAGCAATTTCTCAGTATGAACACCATCATATCGAAATGAATTATTCTCTCTATTTTGATTTTTTATTTTATCATTATGTTTCCACCTTTTATCATGAATATAGTAAAGCAAAAGAGTGTGTCAATCATATATTACAATTAATTAAAGAAAATCCTTATATCAGACAGGAATATGAGAAAAATCAAATCTTTTATGATCAGCAATTCAAATATGCTATTGCATAAATTTGTACAATGATTGATATATATATAAAGAAACAATAATTTATATATAAAGAAACTATCTAAAGATATTGATGATAATATATATTATTAATCATGGAAATTGAGTTTGAGTTTGATGATGAACCGGTCGCATTTGAAACAACCAAAGTGACAATTACAGTCGAGAGAAGAAATGGTAAAAAATGCATTACCAATGTAATGGGGTTAGCAGATGATTTAGATTTGAAAAAAATAATGTCTTATTTGAAGAAAAAACATAATTGTTCAGGGTCTATCATTAAAGACGATGTTCATGGCGACATCATGTCGCTGACAGGCGACCAAAAAGAAAATATATATCATTTCTTGATTGATCAGGAAATTTGTTGTAAAGATGATATTATTTTAAAAGGTGTATAATGTTAATATGATTATTTATTATTTCAAATGGTTTAAGGCAGATAACAAAACCAATTCTTGATCAGTTAATTTTTGGAATATTAAATTTTTGTCCATTGAAATATGAAAATGACGATTCGAATATCCATAATTTTTACAAATACATAATATCCCTTCATCCGTGATTTTCATTTCGCAAAATATGGCACCCTTCGTTAAATGGAGATTGGTCGGATCTTCTATAGGTATCCATCGAATATAGGTTCCATACTTTAAATCCGTCATTTCATCCACATATTTATAATCCTTTAATTTATTAAATATATCCATGGTTTCTTTTTTTGATAACTGCAATTCGTTTAAAATACTTAAATTCATCTCTCGAATTTTATCCGTCGTAAATTGCATTAATCGTTCGTTCGAATCATCATCTAGTGCTTGCAATAATTTATGCACATTCATATTATAATCATGTGATTTATATCTTTAAATAATTATAATACAAATACACTATAGAAAACATCTGTTCAATAAATATATTATATTCATATATATAATATGTTTGGCGGATCATTAAACGAAAATGAAATATTCAGTAAAATAGTGAGTATTGGTTATGAATTTGAAACACATGACATTGCAAAATTTTCACTTCATGAAAATGGTACCAGTCTAATTAACTCCGATACAAATATAAGAAATTTAACTTACAAATTACCAGATAAAATTGCCGAAAAAGTGGATGATAATAATTATATTTTTTATTTAGAAGACGACATTAAGTTAAACAAACAAAACAATGGAAAGAAATATAACATGGAGCACTATTATATTCCATCTAAATCGACCAATACCAATACAAATACACATCATTCATCAACTCATCATTCTACAAAAACGGATAGTGATAATTTAGATAATGATGCAGATTATTTTATTGAATATATTGATGAACCTGATACGGTAGATAAAGATTTACAATTAAGAATTACAAATGATTTAGGAGATAGTGAATTTTCAGATATGATTTCAAGATGTCAACGCTCCAGAAAATCGAATAATGATATGTATATTTTTAAAACAAAAGATCACGAATATTCACTGAAATTTTATGAAATTACAGATTGTCAATCCTTTTCTGGCGTTGAATATATTTCTACCTATTATAAACCAACAAAAGATAATAATGTTATATTAGATACATTTGTGGATGCGTGTCGAAGAATTTTAGAACATTTAGATGGATTGAAAAAGATTAAAGGAAATTTGTATATGAATGTGAAAAACAAGTTTCAAAAAATAGGTAACTTGGACCACAGATATTTATTTCATAAACCAAATACTAATTTATATTATTTGCATACCAATGATGATAAGTATACATTAAGACCATCTTCTTTATTGAATTCAGTTTTTGTTCCACAAATGACATTTGGATGTAAAGCAGAAAATCTTATATCCATTATGAAACAATTATTGTTTGTCCAATCATCCTATAAAAATGGAAAACAAAATTTACGATATTTACAATCTGAATATGACCGACTTTTAACGGTTGAAAAAATTACTGATATGATGATATCCAGTTATGAAACTAACTCAAATACCAAATTGGATAACGAATTCAAATGTTATTTATTTATGATATTGTATAAATTGGATGTTTATATCAATTATTATGATGAAGAAAATGATGATTATTTTAAATCCAGAATGTTTTTTTTATCGAGACATACTAATAACACATTTTATAAATTAATGATAGAATGGTTACATAAACATCATTCGTTATCACATAAGAAAGCAGTTAATCAAATTCATGCATTACTAAAAACTTCTGATGATGCTATTCGATTATTATATCAAATCAAAGGAAAACGACAGAAAGATATTAAATTGAAAACAATAAGTATTGAAAAGAGTAATGAAGAATATGGTAATCCAGTAGAATCTATTGTTAGTTATTTTGAATTTTTTGAAGATCCTTTAGAAGATACAAGTGATGAATTGTTTGATAAAAATTGGTTTCAAAACGATTGGTTAGTATTCAATAAAATAGACTATTATACAACAAGAATGGACATAAAAGATGGTATTCTATTAACTGAAAATCGTTCCTTTAAAATGGAAATAAAAAATTATATTAAAAACGAAACAGATATTTCATTCACATCTCGTGAATTAAAGTTATCTGATTTACGTAAATTTGTATTGTATATGATAAAACACGACAAACTAAATCATTATACACGCCATAATAAATCTTTTTCAGAAAAACATAATAAAACTCGTCGAAAACGTAATGCTTGATAAACAAATTTCACATTTAATGTATATTAAATAAACACATCAATTATTTTATTTAATAATATAGTGATTCAATAAATGGGTTATTACCAAGAACTTCCGAAACTTCCACCTAACACTGCATTTGCCGCCATTGGTTCCATGGTCATCATACCTTCTGCACCACCAGGAGACGCTGCACCAACCAATGGAGTAGTATCTTGTCTATACATGGAGTCATAATTTGGCAATTGCTGTGGTGCCATCGAATTTTCATTACCTTGCGTCACTGCATATGCAGGCAAAGCACTTATGGCAGTTCCATCTGTATATCCGGTCGAAACAGTTTGTTGCCCAGAAATAGGTTGAGAGACCTTTACATTTCCGCCGTTTTTACCTTGCTTTTTCTTATCTTGCTTTCCATTCCATAATTCAGATAATCGGTCGACTAAGATAGAGACTTTCTCTCCAAGTTTTGTCTGTAAACTCATGGTGATCATCAAAATCGCTAACACAATGAAAATGAGGTGGAATTCTGGATAGGCGGTTCCGCTATATGTTGGCACATAGGTTATCATTCTATGAATGAGTAGTAACCCAATAAACATGACAATAATCTGAATCACGATTTCTGCAGATATTTCTAAACTACTTTTCTTATCGTCGGATTCAGGAACGTACTTTTGCATCGCTTTGTTTAGAGAGACAACTGGTATAATAGCAATCATCGAATATTGGAGAATGTTTAATATTTCGGATTTTGAGTCGTCGTCGAAATTAAATACGTGTTTGAAAAAACTTTTTGAACCATCTGAACTATCCATATCTCTATATGCTATCATTAGAAATAAAAAAAGGAAAATGTATTTTAAGTGAATTATTATTTAAACACTTCGTTCTAAATATTATACATGGAACATTCTATTGAACAGCATCGACTCGCCAACGAATTTCATCATGAATTGGATATAGATTCAAATAAAGTCATGAAAGAGGAGATTAGTGAAGAAAAAAATACAGATATTAATGAAGATAAAGATAAAGATATTGATATCATAAATAATAATTCTAAACTATCCGAGTCTATTTTCGCTGCTATTCATAAACGAAACCACAACCATGAAGAATATCAATATCTAAACTTATTAGAAAACATTCTAGAAAATGGCACGTGGGAAGAAGGTCGTAATGGTCGTACGAAGAGCATTTTCGGTGCTTCTATGCGCTTCTCTCTAAAGGATGGCAAAATCCCTATTTTAACGACGAAAAAAACGGCATGGAAGACATGTCTAAAGGAATTACTCTGGTTTATTCGCGGCGAAACGGATAACCGATTGTTGAAGGAACAAGGTGTCCATATTTGGGATGCCAATAGTTCGAGAGAATTTTTGGATTCTAGAGGTCTTACCTTAAATCGTGAGGATTTAATTGGCCCTTGTTTTGTTAGTGGAACAAAAGTTTTAACAGAAAATGGATATAAAAATATCGAAGATGTTGCTGTGAACGAAAATGTATATACTCACAAAGGTAATTTTTATCCAGTATTAGAAAATATGAATAGATTATACAGTGGACAATTATATAAAATAAGACCTAAATACAGTCCATACGATATAGTGTGTACGCCTGAACATCCATTTTATGTGAGAAAATTTATTGTTAAAAATAGATTTAAGATTAATGGAGTAGAAAAAAGAAATGTTGTATTTTCTGACACACCAGAATTTATTCCGGCTAAAGATTTAGTTAAAGGTCAATATTTTTTGGGTATGAAAATTGAAGAAAAAGAAATAATTCCAGAATTTTTAATTAAAGGTGTTTTAACAAAATTAGATAATCCAACTTTTTGGTGGATGATGGGTTTATTTGTTGGAGATGGGTGGTTAGTTAATGAAAAAGTTGGAAATTATGAAAGAAATCGTATACATTTTGTTATTGCAAATCATCAAATTGAAGAGTATTTACCCAAATTATTACAGGTTATACCTGAAATATTACATAATCGAGATGACAGTGGTTGCAAAACATATTATGCTACAAATCATGATGTAGCCAATATACTTAAATTGTTTGGTAAATATGCAAAACATAAATTAATTCCTAATTTTGTTTATGAAGCGCCTAAATATTTAATAAGAGAGTTTATAAATGGATATTTAGCGGCTGATGGTTGTAAAAGAACTTTATGTGTTAACCAATCATCCAGATTAACAACAATATCATATAATTTAGCATTTAGTATTCAGAAATTGTATTTTAAATTAGGATTTATTGGTTCAATTCAATTCAGTAAGAGATATGGAAAAACTCATATTTTTCCTGGCGATAAAGTATGTAATATAAATGATGTATATTTATTTGAAGTTTATGAAACAAAACGCAGGTATGACTATTCGTTTATTGAAAATGGATATGTATGGTTAACAATTAAAAATATAGAAATAGAAAATGTTGTTAATAAATGCGTATATAATTTATCTGTTTTAAACGATAATACTTATACAGTAAATAATGTTGCTGTCCATAATTGCTATGGTTATCAATGGAGACATTTCAATGCGAATTATAATTGTTTTACAGGTAAGCGATTATTGGATGATGATCCAAATGATATACATAAAAATAGAAAAGAATATAAAGGCATTGATCAACTTCAACAAATTATTGATGCGCTTAAAGATCCTGAACAACGAACGAGTCGGCGCTTGATAATGACTGCGTGGAATCCTTGTCAGTTAGACCAGATGGCACTTCCGCCATGTCATATTTTATGTCAATTTAATGTGCATGATGGCAATAAATTAAGTTGTTCAATGTATCAACGCAGCAATGACGAATGTTGTGGGACTCCGTTTAATATCGCATCATATTCAATGCTAACACATTTACTAGCAAAACATTGTGGATTAGAAGCATATGAATTTGTTTATTTTAAAGGTAATTGTCATATATATGAAGACCACATTGAAGGAGCAAAATTACAAATTCAACGAGAACCATTTGAATTTCCAACATTTTCCATTAAAGAAGTTAGAGAGAATATAAATGATTACCAATTGGAAGATTTTGAAACTCATAATTATAAGCATCATCCACAGATAAAATTTCAGATGGTTGCATAGAAATATCTTCATTCACATATTTATAATTGCAAAATATTATTTATTGTTATATTTGTTATATAAAATATTGCGTAAGTTCTTTAGAAACTTATTTATATTCTATTTATATTATGAGTTCAAGATCGCTTCAGCAAGCAAGAGCAAGACGAGCAGGAGAAAATCCGCCACCTGTCAGTGGAAATAGACCCATTACTTCGATTGGATCTCAAGCCGCATTCGCACAACAAATGCCTCCTAATATGGGATATAATATGCCTCCTCCACCAAATAATGTTAGAATTGCCAGAGCGCAAGCACCTAATCAACAAAATCAATATCAACAACCACCACAACAATATCCACAACAATATCCACAACAAAAACAAATAAATGCAAATAACATGAATTCAAATAATTCAAATCCAAACAGTCTTCCATTCACCAAATTAAGTATTTCAGATGCCATCGGACTCATTACATTAAGACTGGGTAGAGTCGAACAATGGATTATTGATACTGACCAAGAAAATGAAGATGGAAAAGCAGATATACCGGATGGTTGTAAGATGATTGATAATTCTGTTTTGACCACCATTATTAATCGTCTTGACGCATTAGAAAAAAACGGTGGATCAAGTGAGGAAATATCGAGTGCCATTAAATTATTAACCGACCAATGTAAAAGAATTGGGGATGACGTGAGTAAGCATACAATTGAAATTGCTAAAAATACTGAGCAAGTATTTCGATTTAATAGAGAACTTACTGAAACCAAAGATCTTTTGAAATCGTTTATGATGAAGTATGATATGTTTGCACAAGAAACTGCCCAGAATTTTGCCGATTATGATGTGGCCTTTGCTGATTTAGAGAAACGATTACCTGAATCTGATATGTATTCAACGAATGAGACTATTTTGTCGACGGTTAATGAAGAACAAGAACAACAAGAACAAGAACAAGAACCAATTGGTACAAGTATTCATGACATTGATGTTACCGACCTAAAAAGTATTGTTCAACAAGAATTAGGAAGTATATAAATCTTTATAGAGAGAAAAGGTATTAAATAGATATGAATAATGAATAAACATAGAATGACGCATTATAATGCAACCTTTAGTATATCCGATAAAAAGAAGAAGGACCAATTTATCTCTCTGTTTCAATTATTGAAGGCATCTTCTTCTCAAATGAATGTTACCATGGGCATCGACGAAATGCATATTCAAGGTATGGATAAATCGCATGTCTGTTTGTTTGATTTACTTTTACATAAAGACTGGTTTCAGCAATATGCAGTAACAAATACTCTTCAACTATGTTTTGATATCAATACATTTTGTTCTATTATTAATACGAAGAGCGAGGACCAGCAACTTCTTTTTTACATTGATTCTGAAAACACGGATATCGCCCACATCCAATTCAAAAATCTGGAAGAGAAAAAGAGCGAGTATGATAAGTATTTTAAATTGCCTTTACAAGAATATGAATATGAAGAAATGCTTGTTCCGCCTGCAGAGTATGATGTGGAGGTCGCATTACCGTCCAAGAAAATTTCCGATGTGTTATCCCAATTAAGTAATTTTGGAGATGATTTACAAGTGAAATGTTCCGAGGACTGGATAGATTTTATTACTGCAAGAGATTCTATTGAAATGTGTGTCAGAATTGTGATTGAAGACAATGATATTGCCAGTTATGCGATTATGTTGGACGAAAACAAGACTTCCGACGTATTACAGTTTGCTTATAGTTTGGTATATGTTCATAAATTGTGTATCACCAATAAGTTATCGACCAATATCGAGTTCAGTTTAAGTGCCGAATGTCCCATGAAGATTTACTATGATTTAGGAAATCAAAGTTCTCTATATTTCTATATTGCTCCCAAAATGGTGGAATAATGGAGTTAAGAATAGAATGGGTTCGTTGTTTAATATTCGTTGTTTAATCCAAATATTATTATCATTTTTTAGTAAAATGAAAATAATAATAAGTATTTGTATTTTTTGCATAGTATTGTTTATCTATCTGCACATTCAGTTTCATTTGAAAAAAGGCGAAGATTTAGAAATGTATGAAGTCGAGCAACCGTCCAAAGATAAGTTGGAAGAAATTTGCGATTTGAGACAACCTGTCTTATTTGATTTTGAATGTGATAAAATCATGCAATCCTCTAATCGTGACTACTTAACTGCACATTATCATGCGTTTGAATTGAAAATTCGAAATGTGCAAGACAATAATCCAGAATCTGAATTATATATACCATTGCCGTTACATGCCGCCATCAAGTTGTTTCATGAAGATAAATCCGCCACCTATTTTTCCGAAAACAATACCGAATTCCTGGAAGAAACTGGTGTCATCAAGCATTATAAATACAACGACGACTTTTTACGTCCATATATGGTATCGAACTGTAACTATGATCTATTAGTTGGAAGTTCTAATACTTATACTCCCTTTCGATATGAAATCAATTACCGAAATTATATACTGCTCACTCAAGGATCCGCCAAGATTAAATTAGCGCCGCCTCAAAGTATCAAATACTTATATCCGATATATGACTACGAAAATTTCGAGTTTCGGTCTCCAGTCAATCCATGGAATCCACAACCTAAATATATTGCGGACTTTGATAAAATGAAATGTCTCGAATTCACATTATTACCAGGGAAAACACTCTATATTCCTGCTTATTGGTGGTATAGTATTCAGTTTGGTGATAATACCAGTATTGCTTGTTTTCATTATCGAACCTATATGAATAATGCTGCCATTTTACCATATATATGTTTACATGCATTACAGTTGCAAAATGTGAAACGAAATGTTGTCAAAAAAGCAAGTATTAGTGAATTAAATACGCAATCACCTTTACCTTTAGAACAAAAGGAACATAATGTGACGAATACTCCATCCATAAACAAAAACCCATCTTCATTAAATAATGAACTACCCATAAATCATAATGAACCAACCATAAATCACACAATAAAGGAATCTCTACCTCAACCTATATCTGCTAATGAATTAATTGGATCAGAAATTTAATCTAAACATAGGTTATGATGAAAACCTTGAAACAGATTTTCTCTCTATTTACTGCGTCCAAAAGACGTAGACATAGAAAAAGCAAAAGCAATACACAGAGAAATAATAAGATACATAGAAAACGCAAGCATACGAGAAGACATAAAATGCGCGGCGGATGAGGAGAACCTGTTATTCCTATTAAAGGAGGAATGAAAGGAGGATGAGGTGGAGCCGTCCCAACTGATGTTCATATTCAATAAAAAATGATAATAATCAAGTCATTTATTTTTTCTTTATTTAAGGAATGACAACTATTTATATTCATATTCATATCTATATATAGTTCGAGGGATTAAATAATGAAAGAATAAAAAATTGATTATGAATTGGATGTATTAGAAGTTTATAAAAATAGAATGAGTTATACCATCCAATTTCACGATAGAACATATCAGTCTTGGGACGTATTCCTTTATGAAGAAGGAGAGAAAAAAGAAAAATGGTCTTTTGAACACTTTCATCCACATGATTATGCATTATTCACAAATGATGTTTTTATAATGGATAATCAATCTCGCATAACAATTACGCTTTCACCTATTCGATCCAGTACATGCATTCCTGCCATTTTAATATTACATGGCAATAAAACTTATGGAAGACAATATAAATTGGAAGCAGGACAATCATATGTAAGAAGACGTGCTGAAATGGCAGGAGGTAAATTATTATATAAATGTATTCCCAACGATAAGACTATTCCACCATTCTTGGTTCCTTATGAAATCAAAAAAATGGGATTTTCAAAAGTATTTGAAAACATGTTTGTCACCATGCAATTCGATCATTGGACAGATAAACATCCACGAGGTAAATTGACTAATGTCCTAGGTCCAGTTTCGAATATGGAATGTTTTTACGAATACCAATTATATTGTAAATCCTTACACACCTCCATTCTCTCTTTTCAAAAACAGACTCTTGAAAAGATTGGTTGTCAATCACATGACAAAATAGTGGACGACATGATTCGACGATATCCGACTATTCAAGACCGAACCAATCAACTTATTATTTCCATTGACCCAGAACATAGTCTGGATTTTGATGATGCGTTTAGTTTGGTCACCCTTGACAAAGAGAATCAAACTCAATTATTAAGCATCTATATTTCCAATGTCCCATTATGGTTGGACAACCTTCAATTATGGTCTCATATCACATCCAGAATATCAACCATCTATTTACCTGACCGAAAACGGTCCATGCTACCTGATATTTTATCCGACAATTTATGTAGTTTAAAGCAGCACGTAAAAAGAGTTGCTTTTGTGTTAGATCTTTATATTCGACAAGATACTATAGAGAGAATGGAATTTAAGAATGCTATAATCAATGTATCGCAGAATTATGTATATGAAGACGAGACGATGTTACAGTCTCCACTCTATCAATCTTTATTTACAACCGTTCAGTCCCTTTCCAAGAAATATGTCTATCTGCCGAAAATAGAAGATAGTCACGATGTAGTCGCCTATTTAATGATATTGATGAATTATTATTGCGCGAAAGACTTGCTTTCCCATAAAGTCGGTATTTTCAGAACGACGACTACAACAACAACTACTACTACGGCAAATATTTCTGTGTCAGAATCCATTCCAGAAAGCGTCTCCAAGTTTATTCAAATAACGACCAGTTCTCATGGTCAATATATAGATGGCGCAAATCATTCGTTAGAAGAGGTGAGACATGATGCACTTCAATTGGATGCGTATATTCATATAACCAGTCCCATTCGTCGATTGGTAGATGTATTGAATATGATCCAGTTTCAATACATTCATAACATGGTTTCCTTATCAGATGAAGCGATTGCCTTTTATAATCATTGGATCCAAAAAGTGGATTTCATAAATACAAATATGCGGTCGATTCGAAAAGTGCAAATGGATGCTGCCTTATTACATAAATGTTTTCATGATCCAACTATCACCGATAAAGAATATGACTGTTATTTGTTTAATCCATACAATGAAATATTGCGTAATGAGTATACTGTATATATTCCAGAATTGAATATGATGTCACGTGTCAAATATAATAATGATAATAATAGCAATAGTTCTGAAAGTAATAATGATATTTTACATAAACGTTGTAAAATATATTTGTTTAATAATGAAGATACCTTACAGCGTAAAGTTCGTGTTCAACTGAAAGAATGAAAATGAAATAACGAAATAATAAAATAATATATCTTTATTTTTTTATACCGTTTTACGCCAATCATCTAATAACCACATCGGATTTCTCGCCTTGAATTTTCGCATAAAGAGACATCCTTTTTCTCTCGCCTCCTGAATCAATGCTGGGGTGATCTCTTCGAATGTTATCGGACTCCTCATTTCTTGCCCCCAATCCACGTAAGTGACCTTTCGTTTTTCAACCACATGTTCCAATCCATTATTCATCATACATAATATGGTGGGTATCCACATTTCATCGGACGCTTTTACCACATTTGCCATCAAGTTCCATATAGATACCTTGGTTTGTTTTTCGAAATCCATCAATTGCATGGCATTCTGTCGATTCAACATAACCCATTGATCGCTTTTATATACACATGTTTCTGGAACCACTTCTTTTAATGGAGCAAATTGATTACTGTAGGCATATCCGTTGGTCGCCGTATTAGTATAATCAATCCATGACTTGGTTTGTCCTTGCAATCGACGAAAAAAGTCATCAATAGAATAGATTGGGATACATGATTCAGAGAGAAAAATGAAATAATCTGCCGTGAACGATTGCAAATGAAGCGCATCTTCTAATAAATAATACATTGCCTTTGATAATTCAATCGATCCCCAGGATGGACGTAAGTTACTTCGTATCAATCGATCTTGAACCCATTTACTACGAACTCGTTCTGGAAATTTGGCATGGAAAAAGACTTCGACATTACGACCATTCTGTTGTCCTGAATTGGCTAACCAATCGTGCCAAATATGTTCAAGGGGTAGGTCATCAATAATAATAAACAGTAGGGCGACTTTAGGAACAGGGGATGCAATGGTATATTCTTCAGGATGTCTGGATGTCATGTAGGTGGTTAAGGACGATTTATAGTTGGGGACAGTTTGTATTGGAGGTTGAGTTGGTGGTTGTGCCTTCAATAACTTTTTTTCCTCAAGTAGTTCCTTCAAGGACTTTTTGGGTTTAGTGGATCCTGCGCGTTTTGTTTTGGAACGACGTTTTACATGTCTCTTTGTTCTAGGTCTTTTCATACAATAAAGACATATAATAATTCCTGCCAATTCCTGCCAATTCCTGCCAATTCCTGCCAATTCCTGCCAATTCCTGCCAATTCCTGCCAATTCCTGCCAATTCCTGCCAATTCCTGCCAATTCCTGCCAATTCCTGC